CGCCCGGCCCCGGCCCCACCCCTGCCGACGGGCTGATCATCAGCCCCCTGACCGGGGCCGACCTTGAGGACGGCGACGCATACACGCTCGACACGGCGCCGGGGGCCGATAGGATTGTTGTCGTGCAGTAAGGAGCCCTACGCATGACAACCATCGACGTGTACTCCAAGGGGGGTGTCGACAGGCGCTTCGCGACAGCCGCCACTGTCGACGCCCTCACCAACGCCACCATCGAACACACGCACCGCATTGCGCGCCTTGAGGCCGCCCACCCGGGTGCCACCGCCCCGACCCTGTCGGCTCTCACCCCGACCCCTCACGCCACCAGCCCGGACGTGCCACTCATCGGGCTGATCGGGGACACGTGGGCAGCCTCGGCGGCGCTGACCCGGCCGCTGACCAGCATTCTTCAGGCGGGTGTCGTGGCCGACGGGAGGGCGGGCACCGGTTGGGCGGCCGGTGCAACCGCCGCCCCCGCCACCAACTTCGCCGCCCCCGCCCGCCTTGACGCGATCCTGGACGCCGCCCCCCGTGTGCTCGTTGTCGTGGGGTCTTACGAGGACGAGAAGGCGTTCGACGCCGCCGCCGTCACCGCAGGCGTCGCCTCCCTCGTGTCGAGAGTGCGGGGCCGTGCGCCCGCCCTGCCCATCATTATTGTCGGGCCGCAGCCGACGAGCGAGTACCGCACGTACGCGGGGGGTTCGGCGCGCAACGCTCAGGCCGTGCGGGCGGGTGTCGCAGCGGCAACACCCGCCGGCGCAAGCGCCAACGGGGTGTTCCACGTCGACTGGCTGGGGACGGCCGAGCGCAATGCCGCCCGGTGGACGGGGCCGGGGCGGCAGTGGCACAAGGGTGAGCTGATCAGCTTCGATGGTGTCGTCTACAAGGTTCAGGCGGCCATGTGGGCGCCTAACACGACCCCCGAGGCGCCCGACCCCTACCAGGCCTCCTTGCGGCTTTCCGACGGGCCCATCCCCGTCAGCCGGGTCCTGACCGGGTCCGGGGCCAAGGGTAAGGCGGGGGCCACGGGGCGGCGGGCGTTGTGGCTGGCGGCCAACGAGACCGCCCTTGATGACGCGGCGCTCAGCGTCTTCGGGGCGCGGCTGGCCCTGGACGTGGTGACGGGGCTGACCGAGCTGCGGGAGTGGATGATCAAGCAGGGGCCGGTCATTGTCGGCCCCTATGTTGAGCCGCCAGCCCCGACCCCCCGGCCGAAGGGCATCGCCCTGGACATGCGCGACACCAAGTGGGGTGTGTCGTGGGGGGCGCTGTCGACCCAGGCGCTCACCGCCGCCTTCAGTGCGGCCGGGTCTACCCCGGCGCCGCTGGCGACGGCGGGGGCGGGGCTGCCCGCACGCAAGACGTCCGACGACGCTTTCGTCGCCTCCAACCCCAACACGGTCAACCCGGGCAACCTGCGCATCAACGCCACCCCCTTGGCCACGCTGACCGCGGTCACCGGGCCGAACGGGAAGGTTGCCGCCCTGAGCGAGCTGCTCACCGGCGCCCTTCAGGGGCGCGGGCCCATTGTGCTGGAGTGCTTCGACACGACCACGGACACGAGCGCGCAGTATTGGAACTACGACCAGGCGTTGGGTAAGTATGTGGGCGCCGAGCTGCGGGCGCGGGTGCTCATCGCCTCGCGCCCCGACCTGAACGCGGCGCGGGCCAAGGCGGCCGCCGACCCGACCCTGAAGAGCATCACCCGGCTTGTCGACAAGACGACCAGTGCTTGGACGGGGGCCGCGGAGATCACCGCGTGCACGAACGCGGGGGCCTTCGCGTTGCGGCCGGGGGACCTGCCTAAGGCGGCCGAGCTGCTGGCGGCGATCAAGGGGCACCCGGAGAAGCCGGGGCTGTGGTGGGCGGGGGTGTCGACCGCCCAGCAGGTCAAGGACGCCCGGGCGGCTGCCACGGCGGCGGGGGTGCCGATTGAGGGGTGGCTTGTCGACGCCGCACCGGCCGCCGCTGAGGTGGCCACGAAGACCCAGCCTGAGCAGTGACGAGAAGGCGAAAGAGCAAGGAGAACAACGACATGAGCACTGTTGGGGACGAGGCCGCCGCGAGGATGGCGTACTGGTGCGCCACGGATGAGTGCGGTGGTGTCGGCTACGACCAGGGGACCAGGGAGGAGATCCGGGACCTGTCTTATGTCAGTACGCCCCGGCTGACGGGGGCTGTCGACTCGGACTGCTCCGCTATGGTGGCGGCCGCCTGCAACCTGGGCCTGAGGGCGGCGGGTGTCGTGGACGCGGGGACGCCGGACACGGATTCGCGTCTGCTGCCGGCGTCCACGTGGACGGGGTCGATGCGGGCTGAGCTGGAGGCGCGGGGTTGGCGTGAGGTCCACTGGGACGACTCGGCCATGACGCCCGACGGCGGTTTCAGGCGGGGCGACGTGGTCCTGTCGTCCGGGGCCGAGGGGGGCGTGGGGCATGTGGCCATGGTTGTGGACGACAACCCGACCAACCCCACGCTGGCGGAGGCGTGGATCGACGAGCGCGGAGACATTACCGGCGGGGCTGTGGGGGATCAGACCGGAGGGGAGACCCGGCTCGTATCCTACTCGGCGCATATTTATACACAGCGCGGTGCATGGACCTCCTGTCACCGTTACGAGGGAGCCGGAACGACCCCCGCGCCCGCCCCGCCCTTCGCCTCTTCTTCGTCCGCCCCCTCCGGCGGCAAGCCCGGGCCGCTGCTCGGTGTCGACATCTCCAACTGGCAGGCCGGCATCAACCTGGGCGCTGTCAACCCCGACTTCGTCATCGTCAAGGTCACCCAGGACGCTGGATCCTACGCCACCACCAACCAGCTCTACGCCGAGCAGATCGAGCAGGCCCTGGCCCTCGGCCGGCCGACCGGCGCGTATCACTACGTCGGCGGCGGCAACGGGGGCACCACCGAGGACGCTGTTGCGGAGGCCGACCGGTTCCTGGGCGCTGTTCGGGCCACCGGGCACGCCGGCGACGTCTTCTACGCCATCGACTGGGAGGCCAAGGAGAACTCGGCGTGGGGTAACACCGGCTATCTGTCGGTCATCGTCGCCCGCGTGCAGACGGCCACGGGTAAGCCCGTGCTCCTGTACGCCTCCTCTTCGAGCTACCCCTGGCAGGTCGCCCAGGATTACGGGTGCGTGCCCTGGGTCGCCCAGTACGCCGACTCCAGCCCCACAGGTTGGGATGCCAACCCGTGGTCGGACGGCACGTGGAACCCCGAGGGGCGCATGCACCAGTACACGGGGTGGGGGCGGGTGCCAGGTTACGACGACGACCTGGACCTGAACGTGTGGCACGCCTCCGAGGCGGCCCTGCGCGCCCTGGCTCCTTCGGGGGGTGCTGTGGTGGCCCGTTCCGCCGCACCGGCCCCCGCCCCGGCACCGGCGCCTGCGCGGCCCACTACTGCCGACGGGCAGGAGCTGCTGGAGGTCGACGGGCAGTGGGGGTCGAGGACCGTGGCCCGCTTCCAGCAGGTCATGGGCACGCCGATCGACGGCGTGCTCGACGATGATGGTTCGACCTGCATCGAGGCGTTCCAGCGTTACCTGAACACGGTTGTGTCGGCCCACGACCAGGACGTGCTCAACGGGTCCTCCCCGCTTGTCGTCGATGGCGTCGACGGCCCCAATACTTGGCGGGTGTTCCAGTACCTGGTGTGGTGCTGGCACCAGGAGTACGTGCCCGATGGCTGGGATTGGGGCGACTGGATCGACGGTGTCGATGGGGCGGCCACGGTCATGGCCCTTCAGCGGGCGCTCAACTCTTCTACCGCGGGCACGGGTAGACTGTGGTAGGCCCCGCGTCAGCGAGGCGGTTCGTGAGGAAGGAGGCGCCATGGGCGCTTACAGCAAGAGGACTTTCTGGATGGGTGTCGCCGAGCGAGCGACCAAGACGTTCGCTCAGGCGGCCGTGGCGGCGATAGGCACGGCGGCGCTTCTGAGCGAGGTGAACTGGGTGGCCGTGGGTTCGACGGCGGCGCTGGCGGCGCTGCTGTCGGTTCTGACTGCGCTGGGCGACCCGAAGGCGACTGATATCGCCGTCGCGCAGGGCTGATCCCCGTTCCGCGAACCCCGCCCCCGGCACCTCACAAGGGTGCCGGGGGTTCTTCGTGTCTTCTACTTTTCCACAGGGTTTTCCACAGGAGGTGTCAACCTGGGTTGCTGAGGGGTGTCTCATGCCACACCGATGTGGCCGGGGTCATAGGGGTTCGAGTTTTCGTTGGGATTCCGCCGAAGTGGGTTGTGGACAAAGTTGTGGACAACCTGTGGAAAAGTACCCCCAAACCTGTGGACGACGTGTGGAAAAAACTAGCGTTCTAATCGACTGTCCACAGACGCCCTAGTTTTATCCACAGCCGCCTCCACAGGAACACCCCCACTTACCCACACCCCCGTCCACAGGCAAAACCGCGCCATACCAACGAAAAGTAGGGTTTTCCACAGGATTCGCCCGTTACTACTACTACTGCTAACCACTTACATACCGCGGGGAAGAAAAAAGGTTGCCCTCGTGGTCCGGCCCCGATCCGGCCCCGCACCCCCGCTTGCAGTCCGGTAGCATACGTGCTAAAGCCGGCACACAAGGAGGACAGCGGCATGACCACCATCCAGGTGTACTCCAAGGCGGGCGCCGACAGACGGTTCACCCCCCGGGCTGAAACCGACGCCATCCGCGACCTCCTGCCCGCCCTCACCGGAACAGGCACCGTCATCACCCTGCGCACCGGCGAACACGCCCCCGCCGCCACCCGCTCCGGAACCCTCGTCCTGCGCGAGAAAGCCGCCCTGGGGACGGGGATCACCGTGCGCTCCTCGGCCGTCGGGCGGGCCCAGGCCGGTGTCGGCGACCCCCTCACCGCCACTAGCCAGCCCGGGGACCTGGCCGTGCTCATCATGGCCGCCCAGCTCCAGGCCGACGAGAACCCCTCACCCCTGCCCGACGGGTGGACCGGAACCTGGCAGAACACAGTGCCCGGCACCAACCGCTCCGGCTACGTCGCCGTGAAGAAGGTGACGGGGGCCACCGACACCCGCGGTGTGGAATGGTGGGTGAAGACCAAGGCGTGGACTGCCAGGCAGCGGGCGGTGCTTGTCATCCTGGCGGGTGTCGACGCGGACCAGGCGGGCGTGGGCCAATGGAGTGCGACCGTGTCCGGGTCCACCAAGCCCAGGCTGCTCGTGTCGGCGGCCCACGGCACCAAGGACAACAAGATGGCGGCCTGGACCCTGGACGGGGGTGTTGTCGTCGCTGATGGGTTGGCGGATGTGTCGACGACGGAGTCCTGGTCGGCGGTACGCGCGGTGCTGGGCGGGGCTGGGAGTGTGCCCGATGGTATCGGTGCTAATCCCCCGGCCGCCTGGGCGCAGGTGGCGCTGACGGCGGCCGCCGGGGGCGGGGCCGGAGGTGCTCTGGATGGGGCGACGGTGCCCCTGTGGCTGGGCGGCGAACAGACCCGGGCGGCGGTGTCGATCATGCCCTACGGGGCCAGGTCCGCTTCGGCGCTGAAGGAGCGCAAGTCGGGGATCGTTGTCGGGCATCGGGGCGTGAGCGAGGCGGGCGATGTCGTGGAGCACACGATGGCCGCCTACACGCGGGCGGTGGAGTGCGGTGTCGACGCCCTGGAGATCTCCTGCCACAGGACTTCGGACGGGGTGTGGTTCGCCTCGCACGATGCCACCCTGGCGCGTCTGGGGGGCCCTTCTACGCCCATTCGGGACATGACCTGGGCCCAGGTCCGCTCGGCCTTCGCCGGGCGGCCTGAGGCCCTTCCTGTGACGCTGAGGGACTACCTGGGGGCCTACGGCGGCACGCACGTGACGATCTTCGACCCCAAGACGGAGGCGGCCCGGTCGGATGAGTACCTGGCCCTGCTGAAGGACTACAAGGACCGTGTCGTCATCAAGGCGTTCGCCGACTCCGGGTGGCTGTTCGCCAAGGTCAAGCAGGCCGGGTGGGCCGCCTGGGGGTACGCCTACGCCCGCAACCGAGGGCAGAACTGGTACCAGGACTTCGCAGCGGGGATGAACCTGGACTTCTTGTCGATGGAGTGGGACGCCGCCGACGACGTGTGGGCGCCGTTGGTGGCCACCGGCAAGCCGGTCATCGCCCACATCCCCGCCACCGCCACCCAGGCCGCGGAGGGGGCCCGCAAGGGGGCGGCCGGGTGCATCACGTCGCGCGCTGACCTCGTAGCCGGACTGAAGGTGTAGTACGCTTACCTCTGCGGGGCTTCTGGTTTCTCTCTTCCCCTCGCACGCCCCCGGTGTCGACCGTCTACGACACTGGGGGCGATCCCTTGCTTGACACTTGGGTGAGAAGTAGTAAACTAAGGTTCGGGTCCGAGCCCCGGACCCCGAAGAGAGAAGGAACCCGACATGACCGACATCATCGACATCTACCCGTCACGCGCGAGACAACTCGCCAGAGCCCGCCAGAAACGAGACCGCCTTGCCACCGCCGAACCCACCGCAGCGGAAGCCCTCGTTAAGAACCGGTGCAAATGGATCACCCGGGCCATTCGCAGGACCATCCTCGCCGAAGGCATCGAAATCAGGAACGTCGGCACCGTCATGAGGCAGCGATCCGCCTCACGCATCCCCCGACACCTGGGAACCCAAGGCAAACTCACCCTCGAAGACCTCGTCATCCTCACCGACTACTTCCCCGGCATCAACGTGGACGAGCTTCTTCAGCGGTCCCTCGAAGCTATTACCGAAGATGCTGAGCCGCAAGAGGAGGAAGAGGAGCCTGCTCCGGGGGAGGACATCGAACC